TATTGGAAATCAAACTACTAAATATACTACACCAGAATCAGCAATAACTGTAACTAATGCAAATGCAGCTAACTTTCATCCTAATAACGCATCTGGAAATCATAGACACCAAGGATTTATTATAAGTATTTCATCATCTGCTTTCTTTAGTAATGGTCATCCATCAGCTCTGGGTTCAATTCCATCTACCTATGGGTATGATATGCATATGCAAACTCCAACTAGTTCATATCGTGGTGCATATTATGTATCAATATGTAATTATACTGGTGGATATGTTGGTACTACAGTAAGTAGTAAATATGGTTATTCTACTAGTTATAGTGCTAAAGGTTATACTCCTCAAGTAGGTAGAAAGATGCCAAATGGAGATGGTAGACATGTATGGATTCGAGGTTACAGAAAAGATTAATGGAGAAATTATATTATGGCATATAGACAAACAACAACATATCGAGTACAAGAATCAGAATTCAAAGAGTTATTTGATATAAAGAAAAATACTTTTTACAAACATAAAGCATATAGTTGGTATGACCCAACATTAGTTTATGAAACTGCCGAAGACATGAGAGATGATTTATGGATTTATGCAGACAGATTTGCAGTATTTTGGCAGTGTTGGTGGGAAGATGATTTATTAATAGGATTTAGAATGTTTACAGATTGTAGACATCAAGAAGATTTTTCTGGTGGAATGGTTCATACAGCAGGCCCTAATGGCCCTCTTGGTAAAATACTTGGTGGTGATAATTGGAAACCTCAAAAACACATTGGGACTTCTGGTATACCAGTTGAAACAGATTTAGATGACTGGAGAAGTACGACTTTAAAAACTGATGTTATGATTGGAAGACCAGATTCAACTGGAGACCAACATCATTGGATGTTAACTCGTCCAGAAATTTCACCAGTATGGGATAATAATGATGGTGAATCTGTACACCAAGCAATGTGGCAAAATGGTTATGAAAGAGCTTATGCATGTCAACATGGTAAATTACAAAAACAACTTCTCTGGGGTGCAAGAGAGTGTGAGTCATTAAAATATGATAGATGGTTAAAACATGGTTATGCATTTAATGAAAGACAAGAAGTAGGTTTTAATGTAGATGAACAGACATCTTTTATCTACAGATTAGTTGGTGCTAAAATGGAATGGATGGGGTGGCCTATGAGTCATCCTCTATATCATAAGGACGATACTATAAGACCAGACTTATTACCAAGACCTTATATTGCATCTAGAGACGAACAGGAAAAATTAGGTATCCAACCAGCACCTATACCGCCTGGCACAACTGACTAAATATAATCATATATTATGAACATATTATTCGTTGAAATGGAACAACATAATCTTCATTTTATGAAGAAACTTGCAGAGGATGGACATTCAGTCTATACTAATCAAACTTATACAAAAAATTACCTAGAATCACTTGGAATTCATGGAGTGGATGATTTACCACATGAGGTTTGGGCCCAAGGACAACCTTGGTCTCATCTTATTGATATGTCTACTTATGAAGAGGTTGGTAATGGATTACCAAAATGGATGGAAGAAAAGTTTGAAAAGACTTTAGAAAAGTATAAAATAGATTTAGTCATAAACACTTATCCACCTTTTAATGAAATAATGCATTTAAAAGATTGGGGTGTTGATTTTGTAACTGCAACTCCAGATGCAATAAAATTAGAACAAGAAAAAATATTTGCAAATTCTTTTGCAAAACATTGTGGTATGAAAACACCTAAAATATTACAAGCAGGTGATAATCATAGAAATATTGATATAGAGTCATTACCAAATCAATTTGTTATTAAACCATCAAACAAATGGACATCTGCAACAGTAATTTCTGATAAAGCATTTATTGACACATTTCCATTTGAAGTCCATTTATTCGGTGGTAATAATCATGGTGCAACATATTCTTATTACATCGAAGAACTAGTAAAAGGACAAGAAACTAATATATCATATATTATGTCAGATGGTAAATGGTCATTTACTTTTTCTGAATCATGTGATGAATCAAAAGCAAAACAACTTTTTAATGTAAATCCAGTAGTTTGGTATGCAAATACTACAATAGAAGGACTTACACCAGAAGTTGACAAGATGGTAAGAGATAATGTTGTAGAATATCTCAATCAAGCTGCAAAGTTAGGTGGTACATACGAAGGAAGTATTACTCAGATGTTAGGAGAGGATGGTGAACTTTATTTCTTAGAAAATAATTGTAGACCATATGTAAACAATTCTTTTCCTATTCCTTATACAGGTAATGAGTATTTGGATGCATTTAGAAACAATCCTAAGAAAATAGGTGATTGGTTTGAGGGAAGAAAGTTTCCTAAAGTTGTATTACAACATCCTAAGATTGGTAGTGAACATTTACAAAAAGTTGAATATCCATTTCATTTACATGATAAATATAAGATTGCAGAACCTACACCTTTAGAGATAGAAGATGGTAAATATATTGCAACAAGAGGTGGTGTAGTAATAGTATTTGAGGATGAAATCAATATGGATTTCATAAATGAAGTAGAAAAAGAATCGGAATTAAGAGCTTATAGGGGTAACTGAGATATTAAAAGTTATAAATACAATAGTATAATCAAAAAAGTTTCTCATACAGGGAACTAACAAATGAGGAGATAATTATGTCTTTATGGGGTAATTCAGACGCAGACGAGTCAAAACCAAAGTGGTTGACAGCTGCAGAAAAAAAACTAACCTTTGCAACTGCAAGGGGTTGGGTATTCAAAAAATCTGATAATCATCAAGAAGAAGTTCTCTGTGCAATTGGAGAACTTGCAACTTCTATCGGTCAAGCAGATATTACAAGTATTGATTGGGTATCAACAGCATTTGATAAATCAGATGGTGGTACTTTATCAGCAACAGTGACTTTCAATGAGAAAGTGACAGTTAATACTTCTGGTGGAACACCTACATTATCAGTAACTAATGGAAACCAAGGTTCTGGTTCTGGAAGAGGGCCACACTTACTTGCATATGCAAGTGGTTCATCAACCAACAAACTTACATTCTCTCTTGCAATTGGAGCTAACAATGCAGCTACAAACGCAGGTGATGTATTAAGTTTTGGTGCAAATCCATTAGCACTTAACAGTGGAACAATTGTTGATAGAGCAGAAGGTGGTAATGCAACAATTACTAGTGCAGCTTCAATCGGAACTGCAGCTGGTACAATTACAGTAGCTGCCTAATAGGAAATTATTATGAAAACATTCAAGAAATATATAGCTGAAAATTTGCAAGGTAGAGCATTCAGTAATGACATGTCAAAAGATGTTCGTGGTCGTGTAGACACAGCAGACTTACATCGATTTGCATCAGATGATTCAGTTTTAGATAAATTAAACACTTGGATAGGTGATATTGCAGATAGAGAACACATTACTGTTGAAGCTGCAATGCAACAACTGTACAGAAAAGTAAAACAAATTGGAATAGAGTTTAACCCAGCATTGGAAGAAAATGTTGGGGACTCTGGTTCTAAAGATTTACCTATCACACAATATGGTGGTAGAATGGGTAAAGACGAAGAAGGTGATATAGATGACAACTTCGTATCTGCAAAAGGCCCAGACCTAAAAATGCATGTAGAGTGGGAAAGACTTCCTACTAAGATGTTTAAAGTCGTTGCAGAAATTAAATAACTTTTCTTACAATTCACCTATATACTAGTATAATAACTAGGATATAAATTATGAAATTATTTGAGAAGTTGACAGATGAGAACTTCACCATGTTTGCAATGCAGTGTTATGATAACCCTCAATGCACTTCCATGGAAGAGTTTATGGAAGACCTTAGAAGGTTCAGATATCTAAAACGACTGTTAAGAAGATACTACAAAAATGGTGAACTCAGAGAAAGATTGATTCTCAATCATCTCATCGTCATTTTCAATATATTTGGATTCGAAAATTCTGTTAAGATGTTGGAATTCAAAATCGATGAAGAGTACTGGCCTGTACTTAAAACTTGTTTAATTTTTATGGATTATGTTAAAGAAGATTGGAAGACAAAAATTCCAGTTGATATGGAAGTAGCACAGGTATTAAGAGAATTATGACACAGGTTGATTTAAAAGAAGGTGCAATGAATGTAGTAGATACAGTCATTGTATTTCGTATTCTTAAAATGATGACTCGTAAATGGGAAGAGATGGATGCATATAAGTTCGGTCTCATCGATGATAATGGTAAAAGAATCAAATCAAAGAAACCCAAAACCTCAGAAGAAAAAAACTCATTCACACTACTACATAGATTAGTATTTAATTTAAAAAGAGTCTTGGAACTACTACCATTTGGTAGGACAAGACTTGCATCTTACGCTGCATCATTAGCTTTACTCAAAGAACATTTCAACATAGATGGAGAGTCTCTTGAAAGACATTTCTATCAATACCTCAAAGAAAACGATTTAGTACTTGACTTATTAGAAGGTCATGATAATATGAATAATTTACAAAAGGGTAAACAGTATGAATTAAGACAATCAGTTTGGAACGAAGAAGATAATGTTGGTTATAGAGGTGACCAAGTACAAGTTTTAGGAAGGACTGATAATGTGATGGGAGTAGACATATACAGAGTCTACAATATAACACAAGACCAGTCCATGTTGATAACAGGACATGATATTAAATGAATGGGTTTATGAAGATTACGAAGGTACAAACTCCACCAAAAGACATTGCACATTTCAATGGTGCAAACTATCCAGTGGACGATGAAGGTATCAATCCAGAGGATGTAGTTGAGATATTCAATACACCTCTAACAGGTTCTTACAATTGGGACTACACAGTTCAAGACAATAGAATTAAAAAACTGTACGAATTAGGTAAAGAAAAGAACTGGAATGTAGAAACAGATATAGACTGGAATGTAGATAATCCAGATGAAGATGAAACTGCATTTATGTTTTTCAATGAACAGTGGAAAGACCATAAAGATTATCAATTATTGTCAATAGAACAGAGAAAAGATTTTGTTCAAGATTTAAATAATTGGACACTTGCACAACTACTACATGGTGAACAAGGTGCATTATTAGTTGCATCTCAATTAACCAGTTGCGCACCTACATTCAATGCAAAACTATATGCAGCTTCTCAAACATTTGATGAAGCAAGACATGTAGAAGCATTTAATAAGTACATACAGACTAGAGTCGGTAGGATGTTTCCTATTGGTACACAATTAAAGGCATTACTAGATAAAATTCTTACAGATGAAAGATGGGATTTAAAATTTATCGGAATGCAGATTATTATTGAAGGACTTGCACTTGCAATCTTCAATACTATAAAACAAACAACTACAGACCCAGTATTAAGAAATCTACTTACTCTTATTATTAGAGACGAAGCAAGACATGTTACTTTTGGAGTAAACTATCTTGAAAGTTTTGTACATACTTTGACACCTCAAGAGAAAGAAGAAAGAGAAGATTTTTGTCTAGAGGCATGTACAGTGTTAAGAAATAGATTTAAACAATATGATGTTTGGGAAAAATGGGGATTCGATATTGAATATACAGATGCATATATCACTAAGAATGCATTGAATACTCAGTTCCAAGAACTACTATTTACTAGAATTATGCCTAATCTTAAGAAGGTTGGACTACTTCCAGATAGACTTTTACCTAAATATGATATGTTAGGGATTTCTAAGTTTCAAGTCGGTGAATCAGACTATGAAACATCTTGGGAAGAACTAAGTAAACCATTGGAAATAGTAAAATGAAATTAAAAAGGTTCAAAGAAGTAGTAGAAGATGCACCAGTGAATGCAACAGGAAGTGCAGTTGCAACTAATGAACCTATTGTTCGTAAAAAGAAAAAGAAACAAGATTCAGAGTATAGAGAAATCGGTACACCAGAACTTCTAAAAAGATACAAAGAACAAACACCTGGCCAAGAAGGTGCAATCACTGAAAGTGTAAAACTCAAAGCAGATATCTTAAAGAAACTTAAAAAGATGAAAGGTGTTTCAGATGCACTTGCACAAGAAATAGTTAAACTACCAATGCCTGTCATTACATCAATGATAAATCAAATGGGTATGATAGTTGCTGGTGATGATGAACATCCACCTCATGTAAAAGACAAAGAAAAAGAAAAGAAAAAAGTTGTACTTAAAGGTTCACTTGCATCTGTAAATGAAGCACAACTTGTGACAGATGGTAAGATTGTCACAGGTGTTTTACAAGTTCTTGATATCATAACCAAAAGACTCAAACAAGAAATGGGTAAAAGATACAAGAAAGATGCAAAGGATGGACTTGCATATATCAACTCCATTGCAAAAATGGTAGGAATGAAAGCAACTGATAAGAAACAAGTTAAAAATAGAATGTTCTTAAAACTGGGTGATTTTGATGAATTAGATGAAGGACTTTGGGATAATATCAGAAAGAAAAAGGCAAGAATTAAAGCTGGTTCTGGTGAGAAGATGAGAAAGAAAGGTGAGAAAGGAGCTCCTACTCCAGACCAAATCAAAAGAGCTCAAGAAGAATGTTGTGCAGAATGTTTAGGATATTATGACCATCAACTTACAGAAGCAGAGTATCAAGGTAAGAAAGTTACACTAAACGACCCTATAAGGACTTCTGAGAACCCTAATAAGAAGTTTAAGGTCTATGTAAAGAATGAGAAGGGTAAGGTTGTTGTAGTTCGATTTGGAGACCCTAACATGGGTATAAATCGTGATAATGCAGAACGAAGAAAGTCATTCAGAGCAAGACATAATTGTGCTGACCCTGGCCCTAAATGGAAAGCAAGATATTGGTCATGTTATCAGTGGAGAGCAAGTGCGAAAGTGGATAACTAAAATCTGGGATTGGATAAAGTATGCATTTTGGTGGTTCATAGATTTATTCAGAACAAGATATGAAGTGACAGTATCATTCAACAAAGAATGGGGTGATGCAGACGATAGAAGTTATATAGCAAAAAAGATTTCAGTACAGAAAGAAAAACACCTCAAATTTACAAACGAAGACAATGAGGTCATTGAGTATAGAAGTGCCGCAGGACTGAACTATATAATAAGGGAGTTATAATGCAACAAATGTTAATTGGAATTATATTGGTACTAGGATTAGGTTCTTATTATCTTTATAATCAAAATCAAGTTTTAAGTGCAAATAATCTTGCACTTGAAGGTGCAGTTGCAGAACAACAAGCTGCAATGAATGTAATGAAAGAGAACTTTGAAAAACAAGGTAAAGCTCTAAATAATCTTGCATCAAGAAATGCACAAATAGAACAAGAGATGAACTCATATCTCGACATTTTTAGAAGACATAATTTAAACCAACTTGCAATTGCAAAGCCAGGCATGATTGAAAAAAGAATCAATGATGGTACTGCACAAGTTTTTGAGAGTATAGAAAATGACAGTAAAGAATTGGACTCATTGGACGACCCTTCTTCTGATATCAACCCTAACAATTAGTGGTTGTTCGTTAATACCTAACAAGAAGATAGATATAGTCAGTAAACCATTAGAAATAGATATCATTCAACCTACAATGCCTAGGAACATTGATTTGAAAGAACCTAAGTTCTATGTGGTATCTGAAGCTAAGATTGCAAATCCATGTGTAAAAAATGAAGAAGGTAAAAGACCTAGAACCAAAATAGATGGTAAATGGGTATGTGATTTGGGTAAAGAAAATCCAGATTGGCCAGAAAATTACACATATCTTGATAGATTTATGGATGATATGAAGAAGATGAACAATGGTGATGTCGTCTTTGTTGCATTCTCGGTCAGTGATTATGAACTCCTTGCATATAACATGCAAGAACTAAGAAGATACATTCGTGAAGTACAAGAAGTTGTAGTTTACTATAGAAATGTTACCATCAAGAACCCAGATGGTTCTACCTCACAGGGACAAGCTGCAGTCGTCAAGAAAAAATAAAACCAATGTCTAGATATTCGTAAGAGAGAACGAATATTACCTTGACAAATCCCAGACTTATAGTATTATAGATATATGTCTTTGTGGATTGATAAAAAGTACCTTAAACTGGTATCTCCTCGTTTAAGAAATGTGAAATGGAAGGATGATAAACTCCTTAACCATTCATGTCCATATTGTGGAGATAGTTCCAAGAATGAACTGAAAGCACGAGGTTATCACTTTGTGCATAAGGATACTTATGTCTATAAGTGTCACAATTGTGGTCATTCCACTAATGTAGGTATCTTCCTAAAAGACCAAGATGAAATGTTGTACAAACAATGGGTCATGGAAAAGTTTGGTAAGAAGAAGGATACTAGACCAGTTGCACAACAGAACTTTACTTTCGAACCACCAAAGTTTAAATCTAACCCACTTGCAAAGTATCCCAAGGCAGAAGATAGTCAATTATGTATCGACTATTTGACTCGAAGACAGATACCAAAAAAGTGGTGGAAAGATTTCTATTTTGTAGAAAAATCCCAAAGTCTAAGTTCGATAAATTATAAGTATAATAAGAGAGTTTTAGGAAACGACCCAAGACTAGTTCTACCATTCTATGATAGACAAAAAAATCTCATAGGATTGACTGGTAGAGCATTAAATGATTCACAACTGAGATATTTAACACTACGATTCGATGAAGAAAAACCACTTATTTTCAATCTCGACAAAGTTGATTTCAACCAACCTCTTTATGTTGTTGAAGGGCCAATTGACTCTTTATTTCTGGACAACTGCATTGCAGTCGCAGGTTCAGACTTCTCCAAGGTAACAAACGAAATTAGTAAGAGTAATTCTACTCTAATCTTTGACAATGAACCTCGGAATAAAGAAATCATCAAAAAGATGAGGTCTATGGGTGACCAAGGATACAAAGTTGTTGTTTGGCCAGAGACGATAAAAGAAAAAGATATTAATGATATGGTACTCAATCAGATACCAAATATCATCGATGTAATTAATAACAATACAATGCAAGGTTTGTCACTAAATCTTGCAATTAATAACTGGAGTAAAGTATAGTGAATGGAAATGGATTGAGTATCGTAAAGAGGGATGGGTCGAAAGAGAATTTAAATTTAGAAAAAATCCACAAGATGGTAGAAGCTGCATGTGATGGTATCAATGGGGTATCTGCATCACAGGTAGAAATGAGTGCAAACTTGTCGTTCTATGATGGGATGACAACACAGGAGATACAGGATACACTAATCAAATCTGCATCTGATTTGATATCTCTAGATGCACCAAACTACCAATATGTTGCATCTAGATTGTTATTGTTTGCAATTCGTAAAGATGTATTTAATACCAAATGGAAAGACAGTGAAATCTATCCACCTCTAAAAGACATTGTAGAAAGAAACATAGAGTATGGTGTATATGATAAAGATTTAATAAGTTATTATGACGATGATGAATGGGATAAACTAAACTCATATCTGAATCATAACAGAGACATGATGTTTGCATACGCAGGTCTCCAACAGGTAGTGGACAAGTATCTTGTACAAGACAGGTCATCTGGTAAATTGTATGAGACACCACAGTTCATGTATATTTTGATTAGTGCAGTTCTTTTTAAGGACTATCCTATAGAAACGAGGTTAAATTATGTTAAAAAATATTATGACGCGATTAGTCAATTTAAAATCAACATACCAACCCCAGTTATGGCAGGGGTTAGGACTCCTCTTCGACAGTTTGCTAGTTGTGTTTTGGTCGATAGTGATGATACTCTTCCAAGTATTTTCTCTTCTGATATGGCTATTGGTAGGTATGTTGCACAGAGGGCTGGAATTGGTATTAATGCTGGTAGGATTCGTGGAATCAATTCTAAAATTCGTGGTGGAGAAGTACAGCACACAGGAGTTATACCTTTCCTCAAGAAATTTGAATCCACAGTCAGATGTTGTACACAAAATGGTGTTAGGGGTGGGTCAGCTACTGTCCATTTCCCAATCTGGCATCAAGAGATTGAAGACATTATTGTCCTCAAAAATAACAAAGGTACAGAAGACAATAGAGTCAGAAAGTTAGACTATTCGATTCAGTTATCTAAATTATTTTATGAAAGATTTATTAAAGACGAGGATATCACTTTGTTTTCTCCTCACGATGTGCCTGATTTGTACGATGCATTTGGCACAGATAAGTTTGATGAACTATACGAAAAGTACGAGAGAGCTTATTCTATCCCTAAAAAGAAAGTAAATGCAAGAACACTGTTTATGGACTTACTCAAAGAAAGAGCAGAAACAGGAAGAATCTATATTATGAATATTGACCATAGTAATACTCATAGTTCATTTTTAGATAAAGTAAATATGAGTAATCTATGTCAAGAGATTACATTACCTACAACACCTATTAGTCATCCAGATGATGAAGAAGGTGAGATTGCACTTTGTATTTTATCTGCAATTAATGTAGGTTCAATTAAATTAGAAGAACTTGATGACCTTTGTGAAATTGCAGTTCGTGGATTAGATGAACTAATTGAATATCAAAGATATCCAGTTAAAGCTGCAGAGGTATCAACTAAGGCAAGAAGAAGTTTAGGTATAGGATACATTGGTCTTGCACATTATCTTGCAAAAAACAAAGTCAAGTATGATGAACCAGAAGCACATAGATTGGTGCATGAACTTACTGAAAAATTTCAATATAATTTATTGAAAGCATCTAATCAACTTGCATCTGAAAAAGGTGCATGTGAATGGTTTGATAGAACAAAATATGCAAAAGGTATATTACCTATTGATACTTACAAAAAAGAAGTTGATGAAATTACTCCACATAAACTAACAGAAAATTGGGATAAACTAAGAACTTGTATTAAGGTACATGGACTAAGACATAGTACTTTATCGGCTCAGATGCCCTCTGAGAGCTCCTCAGTGGTCTCTAATGAGACAAATGGTATAGAACCACCAAGAGACTATTTAAGTATCAAGAAATCGAAGAAAGGGCCTCTAAAACAGATAGTTCCATCATATCAAATGTTACAAAACTTTTACACACTTTTATGGGATATGAAGGACAATGATGGATATATAAAAGTAGTATCTGTAATGCAGAAGTTCTTTGACCAAGGTATTAGTGGTAATTGGTCTTATAATCCAGAAAACTATGATAATAACGAAGTACCATTGTCAATTATGGCAACAGACCTTCTTAAAACTTATAAATATGGTTGGAAGACTTCTTATTACCAAAATACATATGATATGAAGACCGATGAGGTTGTTGAGGTTCAAGACGAACCACTTCCAGTAGTGGAAGATTTAGAAGATGAGGATTGTGACGCATGCGCCATATAGAATTTGCAAGAAGAACTAACGAAGAAAACATACAAAGAAAAGAAGATAAAAAAGAGTTCTATAAAAAGAAAAAAGAACAAATCTTATCTGGTTATGTAAATTACAATGAGAGTGCAAGGAAGGAAATTTTTAATCCAGAAACAGACCATCCAGAAGATGCACCAGAAATAACTAAACAAGGTTATTCATTTGCAAAGAATAGATTTTTTATTGCAAGAGACTTCTTTAATCAGTCTCACATTAATTGGACTGAACATATGTTTAAGTTCCAAGAACAACGAAAACAATATTATCGTGAAGAACATATCATCGGTGCAAACTACGATGATAAAGGAAAAGGATTAGATACATGGGTTAGTAAAGGAATGCCCTTTCCTAATTATGGAGAAACTATTCTCCTAATGTATCAAAAGAAAATAGAAGACCTATTTGGTGTTCGATTAGTTCCAACATATTCTTATGGAAGAACATATGATAGACATGCAAGGTTATTAAGTCATACTGATAGACCATCATGTGAGTTTAGTGCAACCTTTCCTATATCATATAATACAGACGATAATAAACCATGGACTATATGGGTTCGTAATGATGCAAATTATTGTGGAATGGCAAACGATGACTCATGGGATTTAACAATGGGAAGTCCATATGATGAAAGAGAAAATTGTATTCCAGTAGAATTAGAGCCAGGTGATGCATTATTTTATCAAGGAAGTAATGTAATTCACTGGAGAGAAAGATTAGCTGGAGAATCTGCAAGACAAATTTTTATACATTATCTACATAAAGATGGCCCTATGTATAGAGATTTTCCAGTACTTGCATATGATGGTAGACCATCAATATATCATGGAACAGGAAGTAAAAGTGGAAGATTATTTGAAGAAGCAAATATGTTTTTACAAGATGGAGAAAATTA